TTATTTGTCAAGCACCAATGCCAAAGGACTGGTTCTATGTTTCGTGCGAAAAATGCAAAACTCGCGACCGAAATAATTATTACAAAAGAAAAAAGACCGCCGAGGCGGCCACCCCGAACGGTCAACATAAGAAAATATCTTAATTTAAGTATAGCGAATTATTCGCGGAAAGTCAAGAGAAATGAAAGCAAGAATTCCGATTAACAACAAACAGAAGCGCAGAATCCACGAAGAAATGAAACGCGAATATCAGAAAGTTGCCGAGCAGGAGCGGGAGGACATGACGCGGCGAATCTGTAAAACCATGATTTACTGTCTGAATAAAGAATTCGGATTTGGATTGAAACGATGTGCTCGAGCGTTTAAATCCTTTGCCGACCAGCTCGACCGAGCTAAAGACGATGAAGTCTACTGGGAGCACATTGACCGTGTTGTCATTGACCAAATGAAGCTGCCCTTTGAGCGTGATTATACAGAAAGGGGGAAGGCTGTATGATGGATTATAAAACGTTTTTAAAAACTAAGGAAGTTCGCATAATGCCGTCAGGCTTTTCGGTTGACGAAAACACATTAAACTCCTCGGCTTTTGATTGGCAGCGGATGGTAGTTGCGCAGAGCCTTAAAAGAGGAAAAGCAGCTTTGTTTGAGGATTGCGGACTCGGGAAAACACTTCAACAGCTTATGTGGGCTCAGGAAGTCAGCAAATATAACAATCAGCCCGTTTTGATTTTAGCACCGTTAGCGGTATCTCTCCAGACAAAAAACGAAGGCGAGAAATTCGGCATAGAGGTTAATGTGTGCGAAACTCAGGCAGACGTCAAACCCGGCATTAACATCACCAATTACGAAAAGCTCGACAAATTCGACGTGCGGCTGTTCGGCGGCGTCGTGCTCGACGAATCGTCAATCCTAAAGTCCTACATGGGTAAGACAAAGCGTATGATTGTCGATAAATTCTCCGACACGCCTTATCGACTCGCATGCACAGCGACACCGGCGCCAAATGATTTGATGGAGCTTTTAAACCACGCTGAATTTTTGGGTATTATGAAATCGTCTGAGGCGCTGGCTATGTGGTTTATTGCGGACCAGAGCGAAAGCGGAAAGTACCGTCTTAAAGGTCACGCTGAGCGTGATTTTTGGCAGTGGGTGAGCTCATGGGCGGTGTGTATCAGTAAGCCGAGCGACATCGGCTACAGCGACGAGGGCTACGATTTGCCGCCGCTTTATGAAACCGATGAAGTTGTCGGAAATTCCGACAGCATAACAGCATTTACAGATATCGCCCGTCAGCTCGACATGTCCGCAACAGGCTATCACAAAGAGCGCCGCAACACCCTAAAGGCGCGGTGCGAAAAAACCGCCGAGATTGTCGGCAGCGATAACGACCAGCATGTTATTTGGTGCGGCATGAACGATGAAGCGGACGAGCTAAGGCGCCTGATTCCCGAGGGCGTCGAGATTCGCGGCAACGACAAAGCCGAAAAAAAAGAACAGGCGGCAATGAATTTTATACAAGGAAAAACGCGCGTGCTTATTAGTAAACCTTCTATCTTCGGTTACGGCTTGAATTTTCAGAATTGCCATAAGGCGACCTTTTGCGGCATGGACTACAGCTTTGAAAGTTACTATCAGGCAGTGCGCCGTTTTTACCGCTTTGGTCAGACAAGCCCTGTTGAGATTACGCGTGTTCTCGGCGCGACCGAGCTGAACATCTTGAAAACCATCAACCGTAAAGCAGATATGAAATCGCATATGCAGCACTCTATGGCTGAAGCTATGCGAGAGTTTCAAACAAAGAATAATACATCATTTCAGCTCGATTTGACCGAAAAAACCTACGATATGCCCGTGTGGCTGAAAGGAGCATAATGGAAGATAAATTAAAACCGGTAATTACCGACAAATACGCGCTGTATAATGGCGACTGCGTAGACGTGGCGCGGACTATCCCCGACAACAGCGTTCATTTTGAAATCTTTTCGCCGCCGTTCGCCAACCTCTACATCTACAGCGACGATTTGCGCGATATGGGAAACTGTAAGAACACGGACGAGTTTTTTCAGCAGTTCGATTACCTGATTCCTGAGCTGCACCGCATTTTGATGAATAACCGCCTATGTGCTGTTCATTGCAAGAATATCGTCAAGTACAAGGGCAGAGACGGAGTTAGTGGCTGGAGCGATTTCAGGGGCGATATTATCCGGCATTTTGAAAAGTACGGTTTTCAATATCATTCCGAGGTCGTTATATGGACAGACCCCGTCCTTGAAATGCAGAAAACCAAAACACAGCGGTTGTTATACTGCCAGCTTCAGCGCGACGCGAGCTGCACAGGTATCGGAATGCCCGAATATTTGGTGATTTTCAAAAAGTGGAGCGAGGGCGATACACAACCGATTAAACACTTCAAATCCGAGGTGGACGCCGCGCAAAAGCAAGGCAGCGCCGAACAGGTGATTGACCTTGAAACGTGGCAACGCTACGCCTCGCCTGTGTGGTTCGACATTAAGCGAACCGACGTACTTAACGCTCGAATTGCGCGAGACAGTAAGGACGAAAAACACATTTGCCCGTTGCAGCTCGAGGTGATTCGCCGAGCGGTCAAGCTATGGAGCAATCCGGGCGAAATCGTCTTTTCGCCGTTCGGCGGAATTGGCAGCGAACCGTATATAGCACTTGAGCAAAAGCGTCGCGCCGTTGCCGCCGAGCTCAAGCCGTCCTACTTCGCCCAAATGACTGCTAACTGTAAAGAAATTTGCGACGCAAGTCGGCAAATGACACTATTCGATTTCTAAGGAGTAAAGCTATGTGCGAATACTGTTTACAATCAAAATGCCCTCCGCCGTGCCCTAATTTCGAGAGCGAAAACAGAGTTGTCGGAACCTGTTCCGTTTGTGGGCAGGAGATTTATGATAACGAATATGTTTACCGCATGTCGGATGATGAAGCAATTCATTGTGATTGCGCCGAGAGATTTACTCTTGAAGAAATCTTTGATTTGCAGGACATTAATGTTGACAGGCCTGTTTTAAGCACGGGCGTTTCTATCAGAGAGCTTTATAATGCTGTCGGTGTTAATATTTCTCAATCTTTTAGAAATCAGGACATTGACGCGGAAACTGTTTTTGAAAATCTGAATATAGAAAAACTCAGGGCGGAGTATTGAAATGAACGAATTTAAAAACGGTGTTAATTGGTATGCGATTTATGCCATTAACCCTGAAAAATGTAATGTAAAGTTTCCCGAAGGTAAGATAAGCTGCGGCAGGTGCGAGCAAGCCTATGCGGATAGTTTAGGACGACCTAAATGCAGGTTAGCGCAAAGGTTGATAGACCAACCTTTATATTATCCCGAATTGCCAAGTTTCTGCCCGCTTGAGCCAACCGGGGAAATCATCGGAAATCAACCAAAGGAGGATTGAATTATGGGAATCCCTGTTTTGATTATGGGAGAGAGCGGAAGCGGAAAAAGCACCTCTCTCCGTAATTTTAAGAAAAGCGAAATCGGGGTTATCAACGTAGCCTCAAAGCCTTTGCCATTTCGTACCGACATTAAACCATATAACATTAGTCAGCGTGCAAAGCAAAAAGGTGTGGACAGATACGCTTTGATTAAAAACGCGCTGAAAAGCGAGAGTAAATCATACGCCATCGATGACAGCCAATATTTAATGGCATTCGATAGCTTTGACAAAGCGAAAGAAACCGGCTATGGAAAATTCACTGATATGGCAGTTAATTTTGAACGGCTGATTGAATTTGTGATTAACGACTTGCCCGAGGATAAAATTGTGTATTTCCTTCATCACACGGAAACTACCGACTATGGCAAAATCAAAATGAAAACTCTCGGAAAAATGCTTGACAATCAGCTCACGGCAGACGGTTTGTTTGCAATTGCGTTATTATGTGTGACTGACGGCAGTACACATAAATTTATCACGCAATCAGACGGCACCACGACGGCAAAATCGCCGATGGGCATGTTCGATTTGGAAATTGATAACGATTTGAAAATTGTGGACACCACAATCAGGGAATACTATAACATCTAAGAAAGGATTTTAAACTATGATTCCAAGATACAACGGCGCTCAGGCGCAGAAAATGACAACTAATACAGCTCTTCCGGCAGGCGGTTATGTTGCTAAAATTCAGGGGGCGAAGGTTGAAGATTATTCGTGGGGAAGCGTGCTTGTTATCGCTTTTGATGTAGCTGAGGGCGAGCACAAAGACCATTTCCGCAAGCAGTTTGAGGAGAACACCGACCCCAACAGAAAATGGAAGGGTACCTACAGAATTACCATACCCAATGAAAAATCACAGTATTTTACCTCAGAAAAACGCTCATTTGACAATCTTATCTACGTGCTTGAAGCAAGCAACCCCGGCTATCATTTTGACTGGGAAGAAAGGAACCTTAAAGAAAAATACTTCGGTGCTCTTGTCCGCAATAAGGAATTTAAAGCTGATGACGGAAAAATCTTGCAGACAACCGAATGCGGCGGCTCTACGGACATTCAATCCATCCGTGACGGCAGCTTTAAGCCGCTTAAGGACAAGCTCCTGAATAATGGTTCGGCAAACAACAATTCATCCGCAAGCTCAAATTTAAATGAGTTTTTAGATGATGATTTACCGTTTAATTAATTATGCATCCATTTGAAATAGATGAAACGCTGAAAACGCTGACAGTTTTAGTTGACACAAGGGAACAGCCCACCATGCGCTACCGCAAAAGGCTCAAGGCAATGGGCGTTCCCTTTGAACGCAGAAAGCTTGATTTTGGTGATTATTCCGCAAAGGTAATTTTACCAACCAATGACGAAATAAGCCTACAGGAAGCCGTATGCATTGAAAGAAAGATGAATATTGACGAGCTTTGCAATTGCTATTGTCAGGGGCGCAAGCGATTCACAAAGGAATTTGACCGAGCAAAAGAAAAAGGCGCTAAAATCTATCTTTTGATTGAAAGCGGTAGTTGGGAAAGTATTTACAGCGGTAGATATCGCAGTCTGATGAAGCCCAACGCTCTTACAGCAAGCGTTTTGGCTTGGCTTGCCCGGTACAACTGTCAAATTATATTCTGTCATCCTGATTCGACAGGAAGATTGATTAAGGATATTCTATACAGAGAAATGAAAGAGAGGCTTGAAAAACAACTATGAATTCATTAAGCGGCTTTATCAAGCTTCATCGAAAACTGGTTGCTTGGGGCTGGTACCAAGATTGCGTTGTAAAATGTTTGTTTCTTCATTTGCTATTGACTGCCAATTTTAAGGCAACCAGATGGCAAAACAGAGAGTTACAGGAAGGCCAAGTTGTTGTAGGATTGAAAAATTTAGCGAATGAGCTTGGCTTTTCTGTTCAGCAAATTAGGACTGCAATAAACAAGCTGAAATCAACAAACGAAATAACAATCGAAGCAACAAACAGATATTCCGTGATAACTATAGTAAATTGGCGTGAATATCAATCAGACGGAATACAAAACAACAAGCAAAACAACAAGCAGAATAACAAACAATCAACAAACAATCAACAAACAATCAACAAACAAATAACAAACAATCAACAACAGCGTAAGAATGATAAGAATGTAAAGAATGGTAAGAAGAGAGAGAATAGGGGCGCTCTCACAGCCCACGGCACCTTCAAAAATGTTCTTTTGTCGGACGTTGAGTTGTCGGAATTGAAAAGACAGTATCCGGATGATTATGAAACGAAGATTGAACGGTTATCGGTTTATTTGGAGAGTTCGGGGCGGACATACAAAAATCATTTCGCAAAATTGATTGAGTGGCTAAAGGAAGATGTTAAGCCTGAACCTGAAAAGAAATCATATGACATCAACGAGCTCGAAAAAATTGACACGCTGGATTTTATTGAGTGAGGTAGAAAATGGCGACAAAATGTACACACTGCGGCAAACAGTTTGATAAACCATCTATTCGTAAATGTCCGTATTCGGTAAAAGGTAGCGCTGTATGCTTCTGGTGTTGTAAAAACAATTGCCATTATGCCGAATGGGTAGGAATCGGAATGATACGATGTACATACCAACGAAAGAAAGAACGACAGGAGGAACAACCATGATAGCATTTTTAATCATCGGATTTATAGTCGGAGCAGCGTCCGGTCTGACAATCGGCGCAGCGCTGAACGCTGAGAAACGAAGCGACAGTAATAAGAAAAAGGAGGAAAAAGAAGAATGAGAGAGATTCTTTTTCGCGGTAAGCGGATTGATAATGATGAGTGGATTACCGGTATGCCATGGATTTTTTCATCGCCTGTCAAAAAAGCATTAATTGTATCTGCTATGGGACTGGTTGGAGAAGATGATGGTATTTCAAGATACTGCGAAAGCGATGAAGTGTATCCGGAAACTATCAGTCAATTTACCGGTGGAGTGGATAAAACAGGTAAGAAGATATTTTCTGGTGACATAATCAAGACATATTGTCCTGGATTGCCAGTTTATACCCATATTATTAATTTCTATCCTGAGCATATGGCATTTATGGCGCGTTGTATAGAAACGAACACAGTTAATTATCTCTGCGATATCAGACAATCAGCTATGCTAATTGTTGGAAATATTTATGATATAAAGAAAGGTGAGGAACTATTATGACATTAGACAATGAGATTACATTTTTAGACGCTTTGTTGTGGGCACAAAAAGGTGAGAGTCCTTCTAAAGCAATTGAAAATCAAGAAAAACGAGGACAGCAGATGGTGGTTGAATATAGCCGACTTCCTAAAGCCACAAATCACTGTTCAAACATGCGTCCTAAGCGTGATGATTTTGAATTCACGAAAACGCAATACGAAAAAATGGGTATCAAAATCATAGATGAATATGATGACCTATTTTGGAATGTTCAGTTGCTGGGTGGCTGGAAAATCGAAGCTACAACTCACCCGCTGTGGAATGATTTGATTGATGATAAAGGTAGAGTTCGTGCAACATTCTTCTACAAAGCTGCGTTTTATGATAGAGATGCTTTCATCAATTTTAATACAAGGTACACAGCTTACATTGACTACACAGATGACTATCCAGAAATCGACGACGAAGGATGGCCTAAATCGCATATCATCGGTCGTGTAAAGGATTGTAAAGAAATTATCTATTCTACTGCAGTTAAAGACTTATTTGGTGACTACCACATGCAAAACAAAGTTAAAGAGACCGTTGGGGAAGAACTGGAAAACTATATGGCTGAGCACTATCCCGATTACAAAGATGTAAATGCTTATTGGGATTAATGTAGTTGAGGAAACTATTTTTGACAATCTCGAGCTGTTGGGGGTGGAAAAATGAGAGAGATTCTTTTTCGCGGGAAATGTAATGAGACCTGCAAATACAAGGGTCAGTGGATTGAAGGCTTTTATGGAGAAGATGACGGCAAACCTATTATCGTGCGCAGCACCGGTCCTGGATTCGGCTATTTTTGCGAGCCGAATTCCATCGGGCAGTACACCGGCTTGACCGACAAGAACGGATTGACAAAGATTTTTGAGTATGATATAATAGATGCAAACGGAAGAAAGGCAGGAAACTATTATGAAAACTCAAACTTACTCAAAGACGGAACTTGTTTGCTTGTTGCAAGAATGGGTACAAAAGAATGGTCACGTTCCGAGCAAGAGGCAATTAAACGCGGATGCAAATATGCCGAGTGATATGGCATATCGAAAAGCTTTTGGAAGTTGGGGGAATGCGTTAATCTATTGTGGATATAATGTTGCAAAACCATTCCCAAGTGAAAAATGTAGAGTGGCTGCCGGAAATGCCAAAAGAGGGAAAAAAGGAGAAGATGCCGCAAATTGGAAAGGTGGAAAGATTAAAAGCAAATTTGGTTATATTCTTATTTGGGATTCTGAATATAAACGATATGTTCCTGAACACAGAAAAATCATGGAAGAATATTTAGGCAGAAAATTGTTAAGTAACGAAGATGTTCACCATATAAACCGTATTAAAGACGATAATAGAATTGAAAATTTGCAAGTTATAAGTCATTCTGAACACACACTTTTACACGAGAAAGAAGATAAAGTAAAGCACATTTGCAAATCAGGCAAAAAGTGCCTATTTCCTGATTGCGAAACAATAACAAACAGTAAATACGGATTATGTGCAAAACATTATAGAAGACAATGGGGTAGACTTAAAAACGGAACAATAAGTGATATGCATGATTTTTCTCAAAGCAAAAGAAAACATTCAGACGAAACAAAAGAAAAATTGCGAGAATGTGCAATTAAGCAAAGAAGAATTAACGGCAAATTTGCAAGCAACGTCCACGATAACCCAGAACTGTTGGAGGTTAAGAAATGAGCGTGATAATTAAGGGGATGAAGCTGCCTAAAAATTGCGACAACTGCGATTTGATTCAATTCGATGATGAAGAACTTGAAGCGCACTGCCCTTTATCACCGTATTACAGGTGGTGCGGTACACCACCAGATTACAGACCAGAAGGATGTTCACTCGTTGAAGTCCCCACGCCGCACGGCAGGCTGATTGAAGAACCAAGAGCGATATATTATGGAGGATTATGTCAAGTTGCCCCTAATGATGTTCATGGGATAACAAGATATTTTATTGAACAAATTCAAAAACTTCCAACCATCATCGAAGCGGAGGTGAGCGAGTAATGGCAAGTTGTAATGATTGTTTACACGTTAAAATATGCCAAAAGACAAGAATAATGGACCCGACGCATAACTACGCCATAGAGTGTAACGACTTCAAAGACCGCTCCCGATTTGTGGAGCTGTCGCATGCGGAATGGATTGTAGAAGAAGATATGTACGGTGAACCTGTTTATTGCTGTTCTAATTGCAATGAACGTTTTGCTTTAGCGGAAGGAACTCCGACCGATAATTGTTATTTTTACTGCCCAAATTGCGGTGCCGAAATGGCCGAACAGGCGTTGAAGGAGCGTGAAGAAAATGCCCGATAAACTTCTGACATACGAAGGAGCATTGGTCGAGTTGAATCGTCTGAACTCTACCGAAAGGCTGCCGGTCAATGAGCATAATTTAAAAGCTGCGGTTGCAGTGGCACGAGCGGCGATTTTGAAGCAGATTAAGCGGAAGCCGGTAGCGGAAGGTTCTGACGATATGGACTATTATTTGTGTCCACAGTGTAAGAACCCTGTAGGAGACATCGCTGATTTGTACGAACAAAACAAAAGCAGTCGTTTTTGCAGAAAGTGCGGACAAGCTTTGGATTGGAGCGGCTGATTAAAAACACCCACAACAGCACCGCACCTCTGCTGTTCAATAAAATTATAACTCAAAATACACAATTTCACTTGTTTACAAATTTTTGCCGTGCAAAAATAATCCCTCGGTGCGGCGAGGGGAAGGGAGGGCTTGAAGTTCATGGCAACAAACTGGAGCGATGTTTATGTTAAATGTCCGTTCTTTAAATCCGAAAAAGCAAATGACCTCAGCTGTGAAAACATTATAAGCGGCGGGGTGAGCTGCCGGCATAGATTTGCGACGAAACGAGACAAAACCCAGCATATGGAGCGGTGTTGCTTTTCGCGCTACAAAAAATGCGTGTATTACCGCGTTTTACTTTCTGAAAAATATAGCAATGAGCTCTCTGGATGATTCAGGGAGCTTTTTTCTGTGGGTTAGATAAAATATATCCTTCTATGTAAAATAATCATAGGAGGTGATTCCGTGGCGAAAGGTAAGTTTCAAAAGTGGTTGGAGCCCGACAATTTAATACTGCTTGAAGGGTGGGCACGTGGCGGACTCACCGATGAACAAATCGCTAAAAATATGGGAGTCAGTGTAGCTACGCTCTACAACTGGAAGTCGAAATATTTTGAGATTTTAGAGGCCTTAAAAAAGGGCAAAGAGGTTGTTGACTTCGAGGTGGAGAACGCGTTGCTTCAATCGGCATTAAACGGTAATGTGACGGCACAAATATATTGGCTCAACAACCGCAAGCCGGAGCAATGGAGAAATAAACCAAAAGATAACACGGTTGACCATACAGTTACCGTTGTATTTGAGGACGAGGAAGTGGAGAGCTATGCGAATTAATTTCCGCGTTCCGTCACCGAAACAAAAACTGTTCTTAAATGACACACACCGGTATGTTGCCTACGGCGGGGCGCGCGGCGGCGGCAAGAGCTGGGCGGTACGCGTCAAGGCGATTCTGCTGTGCTTATACTGGCCGGGAATCAAGGTGCTGATTATGCGTCGGACGTTCCCTGAATTGGTACGTAACCATATCAACCCACTTATGCTTATGTTGGCAGGCGTGGCGCATTGGAGCGATAAGAAAAAGACCTTTGCCTTTCCGAACGGCAGCACCATACAGTTTGGATATTGCCAGTACGACAGGGATTTAGGGCAGTATCAAGGCGCAGAGTATGACATTATTTTTATTGACGAGGCGTGTTTGCTGTCTGAGTATCAAATCAAAGAGATAACTGCCTGTAATCGTGGAGTGAATAATTTTCCAAAGCGAACTTATTATACGCTGAACCCGGGCGGACAGTCTCACGGATATTTTAAACGGCTGTTTATCGACAAGAATTATGAGCCCGAGGAAATACCTGAAAACTATTCTTTTATTCAGTCTCTTGTGACTGACAACTACGCCTTGATGAAATCACAGCCGGAATACGTGCAGCAGCTCAAAGCGTTGCCGCCAAAGCTTAGGAAAGCTTGGCTTGAAGGCCGCTGGGATATATTTGAGGGAATGTTCTTTGAGGACTTTAGAACAACTGTTGACGAACAGAAAGCATTTGATATTGGACTAACCCCTGAACAAGCATTACAGTATCACCGTTTTACTCACGTGATTGAACCCTTTGACCCGCCTGCCGAGTGGCAATATTACCGCTCATATGACTTTGGTTATGGCAAACCGTTCTCGGTCGGATGGTGGGCTGTTGACTATGAGGGCGTTGCCTATCGAATTTTAGAGCTCTACGGTTGCACCGATACGCCAAACGAGGGCGTTAAATGGCAGCCTCACGAGCAATTTAAACGTGTCCGGGAGATTGAAGAATCACATCCATACCTGAAAGGACGTATCATCAACGGCGTTGCTGACCCGTCAATATGGGACGGCAGCCGTGGCGAAAGCGTATATGAAGCGGCAATAAAGCAAGGCATTGATTTTGTACCGGGAGTAAATGACCGTATTCCCGGATGGATGCAGGTTCATTATCGTTTTGCTTTTGACAAAATAGGCAAAGCTCAAATGTATTTCTTTAATACCTGCAAAGCCGCCATCCGTACGCTGCCCCTGATGATGTACGACGAACACAAGCCCGAGGATTTGGACACCACGCTGGAAGACCACGTTGCGGATGAAATACGGTATTTCTGCATGGCAAGGCCATTAAAGCCTATTGAGGCTAAAACAGAAACAAAGATAGCGTTTGACCCGTTGGATTTAATCAAGAAAGGAAGTTAAAAATGGCATTTGGAAGAAAAAAGAAAGCACAACAGCAAGCTTTGCGTTTAAAGAAAATGCAAAGCCCACCCGATAACCGTACGACATCTGATGTGTCTGCGGAATCGGAACAGGAGCCCGTTGCACTGCCAATTGACGCTCTGGCGGTCAGAGAAGCCACTCAGCGCCTAAAAAAATACAAGCAGGGCAAAATCAATCTGGAAAAGCGAATCGTGGCTAATGAGGACTATTGGAAGCTGCGCCAATGGGATTATATTGACAAGAATGTGGCTAAAGATAATCTGAAAATTAATACGGCGTGGCTTTGGAATGTAATTGCTTCAAAAAAAGCTGATATTATGGCGGGCTATCCTGAGGCGAATGTTCGTGCCAAGCGTGCTGACGATACAGAGGAAGCCCAGAAGTTAAAAAGCATTATACCGGTGATTCAGGAAGAAAACAACTATGAAAACACATATTCAGACTTAAGCGACGACCTTCTACACGTTGGCGGCTGTTGTGCGGGCGTATTCTGGGATGGACAACTCCACGGCGGCTTGGGCGACATCGTTGTAAAGGACATTGACATTTTAGAGCTGTTTTGGGAATCAGGTATTGATGATATTCAGGACAGTAAAGATGTTTTTAAAATCTCATATGTTGACAACGACTATTTGAAAGCTAAATATCCTCAGCTTGAGCACTCTTTGAACGGAAAAGGGCTTACCGTGACTAAATATCGCACAGAGGACAACATCGATTACGATAATAAATCCTGCGTCATTGATTGGTACTATAAGAAAACAATTGATGGGGGAAAGCAAATACTCCACTATTGTAAATATGTGGATGATGTGGTGCTGTTCTCGTCTGAGAACGAACCCGAAAAATATCCGGATGGATGGTATAAACATGGACGTTATCCGTTCCACACGGCCTCATTGTTTAAAATAAAGGGAAGTTTGTTCGGATATTCGTATACTGACATTGGCCGCGGAGACCAAAACGCAATTGATATTCTGACATCTGCCATTATTTCAAATGCAGTCGAGACATCTTTGCCTCGATACTTTTCGCGTTTAGGCGGCAATATCAATGAACAGGAGTTTGCCGACCATACAAAAAGAATCGTCCATGTGCAGGGCAACCTTGACGAAGCGAGTATTCGCGAGATTGGAAGCTCTCCACTGCCATCTTTTGTAGTGAATATGCGTGACCGCTTCGTTGAGGAAATGAAAGAGACGCTCGGCAATCGTGATGTTTCCAATGGCGGCTCTGTGTCCGGTGTAACTGCCGCGTCAGCGATAGCTGCTATGCAGGAGCAGTCCGGCAAGCTCTCAAAAGTTCACAACCGGACGATGTATAATTTGCACAAGCAGATAGTTGACACTGAAATTGAATTGATACGTCAGTTTTACGACGAGACTCGAGAATTTAGGCTGACCGGCGAGATGGGTGTTGATAGATTCGTTGAGTACAACAATGCAGGCTTGCAACCTAAAGTGCAACCAAGTATTGCAGGTATAGATATGGGATTGCGTTTGCCTTGCTTTGATATTGAAGTATCATCTGCCAAACAATCGCCGTATACAAAACTGGAGCAAAACGAGCTTGCCTTGCAGCTCTACAACGTTGGCGTGTTTTCTCCGCAAAACGCTGATATGGCGCTCGCTTTGCTTAAATTTATGGATTTCGACCACAAAGATGATGTTATGAAAATGGTGCAGCAGAATGGCACGATGTTCCAAAAATACCAACAGCTGCAAAAAGTGGCTTTCCAGCTTGCGCAAGCCTTGGGAGACCCGGCTATGACTGAACAACTCGCCCAGGCGATTTTAATCGATAACGGGCAAAATACGTCCGTTCCTTTTGCGGCTGACCCGAGCAATTTTGAGACGGCGAATAATGAACCATCACATATCACTAAAGCACGGACACAAGCGGAGCAATCCACACAATTATAAGGAGTACATATGTTAAAAATAACAGTTAATCCCAAAATATATGAATTAATATTTGAAGGGCACGCCGAAGCTGACGAAAAGGGGAAAGACCTTGTGTGCGCGGCGGCGTCCGGTTATCTTTATCAGCTGGCGCAAACGCTGAAAAGCTACAAAGGCATTGCGTTTCACAAAGAACCGCATATTGATATAGGTGAGAGTCGGTCAACGATAAGGTGCAAGCCTTACAGTCAGTATGCTCCTACAATTGGTGTTATCTATCAAACGGTTCTTAACGGTTTTTTGCTTTTGGCTGAAGCTTACCCCGAAAACGTTCAAGTTGAGATTAGCTCCTGAAAAGGGGCTTTTCTTTTTTTAAAAAGTTTTGGGTGTGGGTTAGAGAACCAAAAACGAACGCTTTAAAATGGGATTAAAGGGTCGCGACCTACCGCAGAATTTTTTAAGGAGAAGCTATGTTCTCAAACACATCATTAGTACCGATTAACCTACAGTTATTTGCTGACGGTGGCGCTTCTGCAGGAGCAGCACCGGGCGGCGAAGCTGCAACAGCCGGTACAGAAGCACAGGGAGAAAATCCATTTAGTGCCTTGAATATCCCCGCCAAGGCTAAGCACATCTTAGAGAAAATGCCTGGAGCTCAGGTTAAAGAAAAGGCAAATTCGGCTGAGAATACCGATGATAAAACAGACACAAACACCGGCGGCGAACCTTCCGGGGAAAAGAAAGAAACTAAAATCCCATTTTCGGAGCTTGTGAAGTCCGAAGATTACAAGCAGGAAGCGCAGGAGTATTTTGACAACCGAATCGGAAGAAGATTGTCGAAGTACAAAGGGATTGAAGATGAAAACCAGACAATGCGTGGCATTATTGATAAAATCAATATGCGCTATGGTATCAATCCTGAATCTGAGACATTTTTATCCGATTTTGCACAAGCAGTAGACAAAGATACGCGCTTGTATGAGGATGAAGCAGCCAATGCTGGAATGACAGTTGACGAGTTCGTAAAACTCAGAAACGCCGAGAGAATAATCGCTCAAAATAAAATTGACGAAAAGAACCGCCAGTATAACGAAATAACTCAGCGGCATGTCAATAACCTTATTCAGCAGGCAGAGGCGTTTAAAGAAAAGGTTCCGAATTTTGACATTCAAGCCGAAATGGAAAATCCACAGTTCAAAAAACTCGTTGACCCGCCCGAGCTCGGCGGAGTCGGACTTTCGGTAGAAAATGCTTTTAATGCTTTCCATCACAATGAGATTATGCAGGCTACCGTTGCTAATGCGGTAAAGCAAGCGTCACTCAACGCGTCAAATTCGGTTCAAACGAATATGAACCGTCCGCAAGAGAGTGGTTTAAATCCATCTCATTCAGCAATCACTAAGCTTGACCCATCAAAACTAAAGCTTAAGGATTTTAGAAAAATCTCTGAGGAGTTCCGTCGCACGGGCAAAAAACCCAATTTTTGACGACAGGAGAGATTTTAATGAGTAAACTGCACCTTAATTTGCAGCTTTTTGCAGATTATAACACAAACGTAACAACACAACAGTCAATGTCGCCGACAATGAAAACTTTTTATGATACGGCACTGCTCGAAAATGCTCGCGCAGTTCTTATCTTTGACCAGTTCGGCGACCATCAGAAGATGAAGGGCAACAAGGTTGAATGGAGAAAGTTCAACACATTTGCCAAGGCGCTTACGCCGCTTGTCGAAGGTGTTATCCCTGATGGTTCGACTTTTGGCATGAGCTATATTGAGGCAACCACTTCCCAGCACGGCGATTACACCACTGTATCCGACAGACTCGAGCTTGAAAGCTACGATGATGTTATCTATGGAGCAACCGAGGAGATGGGCGCAGCCGGTGGTGCAACCTTTGATACCTTGACGAGAAATAAGCTCATCGAGGGCAACAGCGTTATGTATGCACCTAAGAGCGATGGCACAGTCGTTACATCAAGAACGGCGCTTGACGCAACCTGCCTGATTACCCCGAAGCTTATCAATAAGGCGGCAACCTGGCTCAAGAAGAATAAAGCGCCGAAAATCGACGGCTATTATATTTGCTTGATTCATCCCTCTGTTGCAGAAGATTTAAGAGAGACCAACGAGTGGAAAGATTACCACAAGCATGACGATGTCGAGCCTATCTTCAAGGGCGAGATTGGCACGCTTCACGGCGTGAGATTCATTGAATCCACTGAGTGCAAGGTACATAAAGACGGTGCGCTTGCGACCTACGATACGCTGTTCCTCGGCTCTAAGGCGTACGGTATCATCGACCCCGAGGGCGAGGGTATGGAAATGATTGTCAAGGATAAATCCGTCATCGGCGGCCCTCTGGAGCAGTTCAGCACCATCGGTTATAAATTCTGCCACGGCGCCAAGATTCTCTATCAGGAGAGGCTACTCCGTTTGGAATCTTGTTCCTCTTATTCTGATGTGGACGAAGAAAATTAAATCAGGAGGTTAATAAAATGCCTAAGAAAACCGAAACAGCGGAGGCAACCGCAGCTAAAGCCGAAAACAAACCCGCAAAGGTGACGGTTATCTTGCCGAGCGACCCTCTTATTAGAGACGGTAACGGCAACACCGCCGAACAGCAGGAATTCTTCTCGGTTAACGGAAAAAACATTATTATCAAATGCGATGAACCTGTTGAAGTTGACCCGGAATTTGCTGAGGTTATCAACAACCGTGCAAAGGCAAGAAGAAATTCACAGAAGTTCATTAAAGAAATGGCTTTTAAAGATTCCAAGCCGCCTGAGGCTTGAATTGAGTAACCGGAAAGGAGGGCGCTTTTGTGCTCTCCTTTTGCTTTAAGGAGAAAAAAGATTATGGACAAAAACAAAATCACAATAGGCGAGGTTTTAAGTCTTGTTGATTCTATTAAGCCGAACACAAGAACGGAAGAAGAAAAGATTCTTTGGCTAAATAACATTGACCGCATGGTGTATGAAGAAATTATCAAAGCACATGAAGGATTTGAAACCGTCGAATTCAAAGGGTATAGCGCTGACACGCCACAATCGCAGGAGCTGCTTATCCCCAAGCACTATGGAGCTGAAGTATATAGGTTCTTCATTGAAATGCAGATTGACCTTGCCAATGCGGAATATAGTAAGTACAACACATCAATGCAGTTGTTTGATATGGCGTATAACAACTATGCACAAGCATACACGCGTGAGCATATGCCGCTGACAACCGCTACGTTTAAATATCCATATTCAGGGGGAATCGTCAATGCCTTTTAATTATCCGATAATTAACACGCCTGACGCGACAAGAGATTTTCAAGAGAGCTTTGCCGGATACAACCACAATCTGAAAATTGCCGATTCAGAATTCTATGAAATGAAAAACTTGACGGGTGATTATTATCCAATACTTTCTCCCCGGAAGAAACGCGAGGTTGTTCGGCAGATGGAAAAACCTCAGTGCATTTTCTGCAAAGACGCGCTGTGCTATATTGATGATAATCATCTTTATGTTAATGGTAACGAAATTGAGAGCTTTTATACATCTCATGGCGGTTTTGAGGGCGATTATACTATGGTGGGTATGGGTGCATATCTGCTTGTGTTCCAGCAAACCAATAAAGGCCTTGACCGTGGATGGTATCTCGACACCGTGAATTTTTCAAAAAACGGATTTATTGATAATACAATAGCGTTTAGTCCAAACAACAATAGTATATTGAGCCTTTCTCTTTGCGGTAAAGACGGCTCAAATTTTGAAAATCTGACAGTCGGCGATACAGCACCGAAAAGCCCAAAGAATGGCGATAAATGGCTTGACACCTCAGGCGACACGCATTATTTAAAAATTTATGCAGCGACAACATCTATGTGGACAACAGTATTGACGACGTATGTCAAGCTTAGTTATCCGGGAATTGCAGTAGGTTTCAACGAGGGGGACGGTATCGACATCAAAGGCCTTGAAGCAATGAACGTCAGTCAAAAAATTCGGGAACAAATCGAGTTCTTAAACGCAAGTGCTATTATCCAAAGTGTTGATAAAAACAATGGTTGGATTGTCATTACCGGAATTATCGACCAAGCATACGACCAAAAAATTGGTACAGTAGAACTGTCCAGGAAAGCTCCTTATCTTGATTATATTTGTGAGAGCAACAATCGCCTTTGGGGCTGTAGATATGGAGTAAACCGAAAAATGGACATTGTAAATGAAATATACGCTTGCAAGCAAGGTGATTTTAAGAATTGGTTTTGTTATGCCGGTATTTCTACAGACAGCTACGCCGCCTCGGTCGGAACAGACGGTGCATGGACAGGAGCAGTACATTACGGAAGCTCAATTCTATTTTTCAAGGAAAATTGTATTCATAAGCTTTATGGAAATATGCCCGCAGATTATCAGCTTATTGAATTGAAACATAGAGGTGTACAAAGTGGTTCTGAGCGCAGCATTACCAATGTTAATGAAACGCTTTTCTATAAAACTGCCACTGATATTGTCTATTATGACGGCAGTTTGCCTACAAGTATTTCTTATCCGCTTGGAGAGGTGCAGTATAAAAACGCAGTCGCCGGTGCGCTGGGTTCTAAATATTATGTCTCAATGCAGGATAGCAATGATGAATGGGCTCTATTTGTCTATGACATGAGCAAACAACTATGGCATAAAGAGGACAACTTGCACGTTCGCCAGTTTTGTAAAGTCGGCAGTCAATTGTTTGCAATTGATAATGACAACCGGTTAATTGAGATTTGCGGTTCTAAAAATTTAGAGCCTGATTTTGAATGGTTCGCAGAAACAGGATATATCGGCTATTCCTACAGCGATAACAAGTACGTAGGGAGAATGATTATTCGATTATCAAAACCGCTCACAAGCAAAATCAGGTTACTTATCAGCTATGATAACAGCGAAGAATGGGAAACCGTGTCAAATCTTAATGGTATAGGTACACGTTCGTTTAGTTTGCCTATTCTTCCTAAAAGATGTGACCGATTCAGGGTTAGAATTGAGGGCGTCGGCGATTGTAAAATATATTCAATAAGCAAGGCGCTTGAATTAGGAAGTGATATGAATTGATTTATCTGGATTTACCTAACATCGGCAGCGGTACTGTCGAACAACAGCTTTCAGAAATTCGCTCCTACATCTACAAGAGTAATGAACAGATGAACGCCGCCCTCGGCAATTTCACGACAGAGAAGTTTTGGGAAAACACTGTTGCGGTAATGACTGCAACCGGAGCTTCTTCCGATTATGAAATTCCGCAGCTGCTTAATCAATACTCAAAAATACGAAATTTGATTATCAAGACAGCCGGTGAAGTAATTAAAACAGAGGAAAATTTTAATTTACTTTTGTCCGGTGGTTACGTTGCAACCAGCCAATTTGGAAAATACTTGCTTGAAACATCTGTTGATGTTGAGGGAACGTCCACAGGATTCATTGAACTGTACAATTATACTGCGAAAATTGATTCTGACTTCGGCGATTATCGGTTAGAAGAATCCAATTATATCAAGCGCGGTTTGCTTGACGGAACAGTCACGCCGCCCGTTTATGGTATCGAGCTCGGAATCTTGAAAAAAGAGATTACTGACGGTGACACGGTCATCACACTATCCGACACATACCGCACGCGCATTACACCTTCGCGCTGGTCGTTTATTCATAACGGCAGTACAAATACTGACAGCGAGGTTGCATATATCGAATCAGATATGATTTATTTCCCTCAAGCAACCATCCACGGTGGCACGATTGATATAGGGAACGGAAACTTTGTCGTAAACAACAAAGGAGAAATGACCGCAAAAAAAGGTACATTCTACGGAACAATTGCCGCAAACGCGTTAACCACTTCATTAAATGCGTGGTCTAATAACGTGAAGATAAAACCGAGTGAAATCAGTTTCATTAGCGGTAGCGGAACGAGTGCAGAAAAAAATCTTTCGATACTGCCAAGAGGTATAGAGTTTTATCGCCTTGATAATGCTGACGAAAAAGCAGTAAGCACTATTTACAAATCAACATATGGCGCAACTTGTGGATTAACTATAGACATTAACTCTCCGATTGCCACATATTTCAGCCTTTCGGAGAACAACACAACAAGAGCGGCTTTCGTGACATATAGTTCAGTCGGCGGCTCAACGCCTCCGTATGGCGGAGTTTATGGATTTCATTTTAGTTGCCCTGTGGATTTTCACGACCAGGTTTTATCAAATGTTTTAATAAATAATTTGAAAATATTTGACGGTGGCAGTGCATATACCGGCGTAACTGGAAACTATATCGTTAAGCTTGCGCACAAAAACAGTGATGGTTCGTTTACGGAATACTATTCAGATTTATATATCAAAAACGGCATTATTGTCGGTATCACATAATAATTAGGAGGTTATGAAAATGAAAAATAACAATATACCGCAATCGTTGATTATCGCGGAGGCTCGTGCAAAAGTTGAAACGGTTCTCAACGCGCCGGAGATTGAACCCACAGTCAAGGAGTTAATATTTAAAGAGGCGTGGCTTGTGTCAAGCATGCAAGCACAACAGCAAGTACAGACAGATTATGAATCATATGTCAAAGTAACAGCTGAGAAGAAAGAAGAAGCACAGGAGGCAGAGTAATGGCTTATCAGTACCAGTCGTATGTTCCGTCGGCGTCGGTGGGGACTTATAAAAAACGGCAGGATGACGCAACGAACAACTTCAATATTTATACTCAAACAGGTTATTCGCAGGGTGCAGGCGGACTTGGCTCACAGGTTAATTCCGCGCAGGCGAAACTTAACGCACTCTATCGGGGAAACAATTTATCCCAACAGTTTAAATATAACAATCAGGGTCAATACAATAAAGCTTTGCGTGACATCACCGACCGCAAGCCGTTTGAATATGACTTGTCCAATGATATGCTGTTTCAACAGGCTAAAGACCAATATCAGGCTATGGGCAAGACTGCTATGGCTGATACCATCGGGCAAGCTTCTGCTATGACAGGCGGCTATGGCAACAGCTACGCTACTACAGCAGGAAATCAAGCCTACCAGGCAAATTTACAGGAGCTCAATAAATCAATCGGTGATTACTACGCCATGGCGCTAAGCGCGTACAATAACGAAACAGACAGGCTCAACGGCGTATTCAATGCTATGGCTACCGACCGCAGCGCGGCGGCGAACGAATGGAGCAACAACTGGAGCGTTTATAATAACCTATATAAGCTTTATCAGGATGAATATTCCGATATGCTTGGCAAGGATATGACCGCTTGGCAGCAGAAAGGCACTAACCTTTATAATGCTGCTAATCTCGCCACCTCACAGTACGGTACAGCTTCAAGCAACGACATTGACATTTGGAATAAGCAGGAAGGGCTCAAAGCTACACAGGCTCAACAGCTTGAAACGGAAAGAGCAAACCGCGCTTCGGAAGCGTATAAAAACGCTTCACTGGCTGAAACAAAACGTCATAATCAGGTTTCTGAGGGTATTGACCGCGGAAAGATTCTCGCAAGCAGCTCTAAATATAGTTCAAATGGCAATTCCTCGGGTGGGGATATTGGATTGCCCTCAAACAAAAAGTATTCAAAAGAAAACATGGTTGAATACATTGATAAACAAATCGGAAGCAAATTACATAGCAACGGATATTTAGCCCAAAGTGTTCGCAATGAATCAGCAACATCAAAGTCAGTTGCAAAAAATATTATAGAACAATACTATTCGCAAGGGTTGATAACAGAAAGTACGGCAAAGAGTTTGCTGGCTCAGTATAAGATTTAGTAAGGAGAATACACATTGAAATCTTTCAACGAAATTTTAAATGAGCATAGAAAGAAACAAATTGAAGAGGGCGTATATGCCGAAGATGTTGGCGGTACGGTTCCCGAAAAATCTTTTGATAAGGTTTATAGTGAATACCTGGCCGCTCAAAATCCAATCTCCGAACAGCAGTCGGCTCAATCGTTCTTCAACGACGCGCAGACGGTATTGGATAGATTTCAATACGAATACGATAATCCAAAAGCAGATACTGTTAAGGGCTACAACAAAGCTTTTGACAGCCTGCAAAAGGATTCTGAAAGTGCGCGTAAATACATTGAGTCATTGTATGGTACTGAAAATTACGATAGCACGATGTCCGCTTTTGAAAAATACAATAAAGCAATTGCCGATTCAAAGAAACTTTTGAATAGCGACGAGGGCACTAAGCATATCAATTATCTCCTGAGCGACGAGGGAAAAGCCGCTAAAAAAGCAGCTACCCAGCAAGCGGCAGTTGATGAGTACAGTAAAACTGTTAACACAGAAAATTCTTCCGGTGCAAAGCAAGTAGCTGAAAAATATGGTATGACAGAGGACGAGCTCAAAAAAAGTTACCTTGATTACAGCTTGTCTACGGCTGCTGGTGAAGTGTTGAACGGAAAAGGCAGCGTAAAGGATGTCGCCTCAAAATATAATTTAGCCGAAAAGGAACTCAGCAAGGCAGTTGACGATACTAAGCTCGCGGGCAAGTATTTGAATTTGGAAAACAAATATTCCGACTTATCCTACAAGGATATGGTTGCGCTCCTCAAAAATCCCGAATATCGCGGTGAGGACATCTATAGGTCAGTTAACAGATACATCAATAATTTTGGCGCTACAAGCAATCCGAATGATTTTCGCAACGGCTTAACCGATGAAGATGTTGTTGTGCTCAAAGACCCGAAAGGCGAGGCGCACGAGCACGCCTATAAGGCGGTAGCGGAAGATTTCGGTATGAGCGAGGAAGATGTCAAGCGTGTGTACAATGACTATAACAGCGCTCAGGGCTATTCAAGCAATCTTGGATATAAAAGCCGTCAGCTTTCCGATGATGATAAAAACTATCTGAATTACAAAATCATTCAGAACGCCGACGCCGACCAGCTTCAATCCGTGCAAGACTCTTTACCGAAAAATATTCAGAACGAGTTTTCTGATTTGAACGCGCAGATAAATGTTGTAATGCCCCGGAAGCAGGAAAAAAAGTTTTATCTTGACGTCAGCAAAGCTGTTCCTGACGCGGAAAAGCTCTACAATGAAATCGTATCATTGGAGAACAAAGACGTTTCTCCTGAGGAAAAGCCTGATAATGACGCCATTATTGAGCTAAAAAAGGAAGCATTTAACGATAAGCTTAAAGAAGCTATGGGCGACAGTCAATTCAATTTTGACAATTACCATAAATACCGCGAAAGATACAACGAACACCAAGCAACAGTTAAGCAAAATGAGGCGTGGAAAGAGTTTAACGAAACCCCGGTTGGCGGCGCAGTCGGCAATGTCGCAAGGCCGTTTATCAATATGTTTGGTTCAATTGCCGACGCCGCAAGATACGGTGGAGCGCAAATTGATAAATTGTTCGGCGGAGATGGTTATATAGACCCCGAGAGCACGGCGAACTATACGGCTCAGATTGTCACAGATGTAACGTCAAAGAAGATTAACGAGGCTACGCGCGACAATTATGCGCTGAATTATTTTGCCAATCTTGGCTATTCCACGGCTACCAGTATGACAGATATGGCTTTGGCGGCAGGGGTGAATATGATACCCTATGTCGGAACAGCTGCGTCAAGCGCAATGTTCTTTTCCTCGGCGGGAGTTTCCAAGGCTAATGAGGTTTTGGAAAACGGCGGCACGCTTGAACAGGCGACCGCGTCAATGGTTGCAGCTGGTTCAGCGGAGCTGTTGTTTGAAAGAATTTCGCTTGACAAATTAGAGTCGTTCCAGCTTCACGGCGATTACGACAGCGCGAGAAAGTATTTCAAGAACCTCGGAAAACAGGCTTTTGTCGAAGGCAGCGAGGAATTTGTTACCACTTTGGCAGATACATTTGCCGACGAGCTTATTAATGGAGACCGTAGCTCGTTTAATCTTTCCAAGAAAAAGTATATGGAGCAAGGCTTAAGTGAGTCGGAAGCTACCAATAAAGCTATGAATGATTGGGGCAGCGATATTATTGCCGACGCTTTGGGCGGAGCTATCTCAGGCGGAGCTATGGGTGCCGTACAAGGCGGCGCCCAACTACATAAGGTGAATAAAGACTCAACCGAATTGGGCGGAGAGGCTATTTCCTCAAAGGATTTTGACCTCAATTTGTTGGTTGAGCAGGGTAAAAAGAGCAATTTCCCCGAAGCGGTCAAGCTTGCAAATTCTATTGACAAGCAGATTGCAAGCTATAACAACAGCCAAAAAGCTGATAATTCAAAAGGCGAAGAAAAGAACGCTAAGGCTAAAAGTTTAGAGGAAACCATAGGGTTTAAGAATATCGGCAGGCTTATGCGCCTTGTGCAAACTGACGCTGATATGCAGCGCCGTTCGGAAGAAAAAGCCGTTTCGGACAACCTTGACGATAGTGAAAAGGCGATTGTCTCCAAAATTCAAAAAGGCTCCGTATTGTCAAAAAACGACATTCAAACGATAAAAGAGTCGGCGTACCTCACAAAGGCAATCTCTACCTTTACCGATACAACCGCCGACAAAGTTATTAAGTCGGTTGATTTCAACGAGAGCCGCCCGAACAAAAACAACTTCAAAGTTTCGAGTAAAGAAGGAGTTACCCTTGTCAACAACAAAGAATTCAACGGCGGAATAGAGATTGAGTCGGTTGATACCCGCAAGGGCTTGATTACCTATAATCTGAACCATGCTAACGGCAAGACCGAACAATTGACATCAAAAAACATTAAGTTCGCAAGCAGCACCGAAGCTTTGCTCCATGAACAAGCTGCAAGCTATAACACGGAACAGGCGAGAGCTTTTGTTGATAGTTACAAGGAAGGACAGGACGTTAACAAATACGCGCGCGAGTGGAACCTCTACAGCAACTATGGCAGGCTTGCTACCAATCTGAGTCCTGAAAGGATGAATTTGGGCGGCACGCTTACCAACGAGCAGAAAATTACAGCGTATGAAATGGGCTTAAATTCGCGTGTGGCGGCAAATCAGCTAAAGACGATAATTGACTCTGACAACGAAATAAAACCCTATACAAGCCAAAATCAGGGCAGCTTCGTCAATAATATTCCCTCTGGAACAAAGCTGACGTTTGAGCAGAACCAAATGAAAAACTTTTTGCGCGATATGTCGGTCGTCACCGGTTTGAATATTGAGGTGTTCCAATCAAAGACAGACAAGCACGGAAACTTCATCGGCGAAAACGGTTCCTTTGACTCATCCACAAGAACCCTTAGGGTGGACATTAATGCCGGGCTCAACAATGAGAACGAGCAAAAAGCATATAAATACAGTGTTCTTAATACCGCCGCGCATGAGTTGACCCACGTCGCAAAACAGGGCAATAAATATGACATCCTGCGCGAGGCAATCATTTCCGCCCTTGGCACGACCGATAAGAAATTCAGCGAGCTTGTTGACAAGAAATTCAACGAGCTGAAAAGCAACGGCAAATATAAAAACCTCACCGACAAAGAGCTGACGGAGCTTGCCGATGAGGAAGTGGTTTGTGACAGCTGCGAAACCATGTTGCAGGGTAACACAAAGTTTTTTGAAAATCTCTATAATAAGGACAAAAGCCTCGCGAAGAAGTTTATTGAAGCAATCAAAAGCTTGGTTAAGGCAATCAAGTCCTATATAACAGGCTCAAAACACGCCAACACCGCATACGGCAAGGCGCTGCTGGAGGTCGCCGACGACTTGTACGACCAGATTCAGCAGCTCTGGAATGAAGCGGTGGAGAGCGGACTGGAAGCAGCGCAAACGCAGCAGGATGAAAAAAGCGCTGCGCAAACGCAGCAAAAAAATAGCACCACCGGTGAGAGTGGTGTTATGTATGCGAAGGATGATACTGATAATAAAAGCTCTGACCGCTTCACAGACACCGCCTATCTCTCCGCAGTAGAGCGCGGCGACATGGAAACCGCGCAGCGGATGGTGGACGAGGCGGCGAGAGCGGCAGGGTATAATACGCCCGTTTTATATCACGGGACAAAGTTTTATCAAGGATTCACCTCTTTCCGGAATAAAGCTAACAGTGAATTTGCGCCCAGGGGCGTAAGCATTGCTACTTGGTTCAGTGATAAAAAGGCTGTTGTTGATGGTATGTATGGCGATGGAACAGAAAACGCGCCGATATTCAAAGTATATGGTAGACTAAAGAACAGTTTAGTGATTGATGCAAAAGGAAATCATTGGAATAATATCAAATTACCCGATGATTTGAAAAACAAGGGGGTCAATCGTTATTATCATCCTTTAAGGGATATGAATATCGAATCTGATACTGCAAGTACAGAACAGATAGCGACATACGCGCATAAAAACGGCTATGATAGCGTAGTATTCAAAAACTTGGTTGACGGGAGTATCTCTAAAGGAATAAATAGTGACATATATGCTGTATTCGGCGCCTCACAAACCAAATTAGCCGACCCTGTGACCTACGACAATAACGGCAATGTTATTCCTCTTTCGAAGCGTTTCAATACTGAGAATAATGATATACGGTACCAAGACCGCGACTATTCCGTTGAGCCGGAGGACTACGACGATTTATTTGACGACCTTTTCACCGAAGACGGTGATTTGTCCTTTGGCGAGGAAACCGACACTCGCCGCGCGGAGAGCTTCATTGAGAAAATGATTGACTTTGACGCGGAGAGCGCCGCCTATTTCCTCAGCTATTCCGCAAATGAAATTGCGCAAAACACCCTGAACGGCTTAAGGGATATTGAACTCTCCGACAGTTCATATCTGAAAATCGCAAAGAAGCTTTACAATAACTCAACGAGCCGAATGGGAATCAACTCTGAGACCATTGCGGAAAGAGTAAAAGGATTTGTAATGCTCTACGACGACGGTATGTACAAAAGTTTTGATGAATTCATTTCCTCAATAACCGAATGGAACGAACAGAATTTGCGTTCCGACAGATTTGCTTCACCTGAAAATCTTCTCACAAACGCTTATAATCTTATTTCGTATATTGCCGAGGAAAAGGCAAGCTACGTGAATAAGGCAAGCGAAATGTCCGAGAAGTATGCAAAGATGGAGCGTGCAAGCAACAAGAATAAAGTCGAGGCTAAGCAACTTAAAGCCGAGAATAAAAAGCTTAACCGTTCGCTCAGTTACCAAGAGGACTTGATTGACTATTACCGCCGCAATAACTATAACGCTCAATCTGAAATTTCAAAGCTTCAAATGCTTAATAAGCAGCTTGAAAAGGCAAAGCTTAAGGCTGAGGAACAGTCGCGGCGAAGAATAGAGCGCACAATCGAACGCTATGACAAAAAGCTTGATAAGCAAAAGCTAAAGGCAGGCGAGCAAAAAGCGGCCGCTCTTGACCGTATGCGTACCCGATATGAAAAGCTCCTCGACGCTGAAAAAGCAAAATCAAAAGACCGCCGCCGTGCCGACCACGATAAAACGGTTGAGCGATACGAAAAGAAAATTGCCGAGCTAAAAGAAAAATCGAAGCAGCAGAAGAAGGCAATCCGTGAGGATAGAGACACAAAGCTGATTGCGGAAAAGGAAAAGCGACAGGCTGATTTAAAAGCTTTGCGTGATAATCGTGACAAAAAAGAATATGTGCGAAAGATTAAAAAGGTTGCGTCCGAACTGCAACAGTGGGTGCTTCACCCCAAAGACCGTCACTTCGTTCCTCAGGAGTTTTTGAGAAGTGGTTTTTATGACGCGGTTAATGAGATTACTGAAGCTTTGATTATTTCTGATAACACTAAAATTGCCGATAGGCTCAGAACAATTTCGGCAGGTATCAGAAAGCTCCAAAACGAGGACGAATTCAGGTATGATATCGACCCTGTAATTGCGGACGAAATGAATCAGCTTGCGGCAACGATTGGCGGCAAAAAAATAAACCGCGAGCTTACCCTTAGACAAGCCGAGGACATTTACAAGTCTTTGAAAATCATTAAAGACAGTATTGTTAACGCTCGAAAACTGATTTTTGAAAACGAAACAAAAGATGTAGTTGAAATGGGCGTTGCCGTTATTAAAGAGCAAAAAGCCCTAAAGGTCGTGAATTTCAACAAACATCTAAAAAAACTCAAAAATTTGTTCCTTACTCCGGAGCGTATGCATAATATCATCACCGGCTACAACGATAATTCGGCGCTAAATAAAGTGTTTCAAGAGATTAAACGCGGCATTAGAAAAAAGAACGATTTCTATATGGACGCAAACAAAATGTTTGACTCCTACCGCAACGCTCACGTTAAAGAGCTTGATAGCTCTCAGCACAATGTGCGTGCTATTAAGTGGACTGATAGTTCCGGCACAGAACAGACCACAAAAATGACAGGTATGCAGGCTATGCAGATTGTTATGACTTGGAACCGTGAGGCAGCTGACGAAAGACTTAACCATTTGGAAAAGGGCGGCGTATCAATTCTTGAGCCAAAGGAATTTGCAAAAGGTAATTTCCAAAAAGCCTATGATAAGCGTGTCACGGTTTTACGCCTGAACGAGTCGTTTATTAAAAGTGTTTCAAAATCTCTTACAGAATTCGAGCGCGGTTATATTGATATAGCAGAGCAGTTCTTCAATGTTATGGCAAAGGACGCCATAAACGAGGCCTCACTTAAACTCAAACACTTTGAAACGGCGACAAGCGATTATTATATCCCGATAAAGGTTGATGAAGCGGAGATTGTCAAAGAAATTGAAGGGGTAAAGTTCGATTCATCAATCGAAAATATGGGAATGTTAAAGAGCATTATTCCGTATTCCGATAAAGCTGTTTTGATTCAGGGGCTTGACAGCGTTGTAAATAAGCATATTGAAAACGTCGGCAATTATTACGGCTTGGCAATTCCTATTCGTAATATGAATAAGCTCTTAAATGTTTCAAACGTTGAGCGAGACGCAGATGGCAAAAGGTTGTCAAGCGATAGTGTTCGCCACGCTATTGAGAGCAATTGGGGCAAATTCGGTGTGGATATTTACGAACAGCTGCTTACTGACCTTCAAACGTCACGAGCACCGAAAAACGAAAAATTTCAGGATATTAAAAAAATCACGGCGAAACTTCGCTCTAATTTTGTTACCGCGACGCTGAACGCAAATCCCTCTGTTGTGTTAAAACAGGCGGCTTCTTACTCAGTTGCAGGTGTTTATCTCGACCAATCCTCACTTGCAAAGGGCTCAGCTGATATGCTGGAATTTTTGAAACCCGGCAAATATCAGGCTTTGCTTGACGAAATCGACAGCCATACCTCACAGCATTATATGCGCCGTGCGGGATTGTCCTCAAACGAAATTGCGGCGATTCAGGAAAGTTGGATTAAAACCTCGAAGCTCGGAAGGAATATAAATAATTCAAAGATTATGCAGAAATTGCCTAACGGCGTTAATCCGACAAATTGGATACAGGAAATGGACTGTCTGACAACAGCTGCTCTGTGGTGCGCAACCAAAGCTCAGGTTGACAAAGAGTATAAACAAGCGAATAAAAAATTTGACACAAGCGAGTATTGGCGCGAGGTTTCCGACCTTTACAACAAGGTCATAGAAGATACTCAGCCGATGTATGACGCAATGCACCGCCCGGAGATTTTAAAGAGCTCAAGCGAGTTGGTAAAATCAATCTTTATGTTTAAAACTCAGCCTTTGCAAAACGCGGGAATTATTTATGACTCAGTCGGAAGGCTAATACAGAACAAAAATAATAAGATGGCTCGCAAGCAGCTTAGAAAAGCCTTGTTTTCGCAGGGCAAATCATTGCTTGTGTTTGCGTCTATGTCTATGCTTATAGGCGCTCTTATGCACCGAATGGATAGATATAAAGACGAGGATGACGAGCTTTCTTTTGGCAGTATCATGAACAGATTTGCCAAAGATGTTGTTCAAAACGGAACAGGTGTGATTATTCCCCTCGGTGGTTCGGAAGCAGCTGCGTACATAACGAATCTTATTGACTCAAACAGCTATCTCAACAATGACGTTGTCAGCGATAATATTGTAGATACCGTTAATAAATTCGCAAGTTCCGGTACAAACCTCGTTCAGACCATAGGAAAAGAATTCGGTGTGGATGATAAAGGCAATGTTAATCCCGATTGGAATAATATCGCAAAATCAGCTGAGTCGTTCTTTATTACTTGGTCGAGCGATATTACCGGCGCTCCTGTTAAGAATTCAAAGAATATAATAAAAGGTGCAATTGATTGGATAAAAGATATTGCCGACGGCGGAGGAACGTTTGAGCCTGATGTTGGTGATATGAAAAGCAACCAGATTGTGCATTCCTATCAAAAGCATTTTGAAAAAGGAGAAACCGATATTGCTAATGAGCGCGTACAAGAGTTTTATAATAAAAAATTAAGTCAAGCTGAAAACAAAGGCAGCGTTAGCCCCGAAAAAGAGGCAAGAAACGCCGTCAGGGACGCGTTCGTTGACTATTATAAGAAAGACTATCAAAAAGCGTTTCGCAATAACGATAGTGCAGAGATTGAAAGAATCCGCAAGATTCTAACCTCGCAGAGTAAGTACATGAAATGGGAAACAAAGAACACACCGCTATCCGAAAAGCTCCGTGAGTGGCAAAAGGAAGCAGCGGAAGAAAAGAAAGCCGCTGTGAAAAAGTAAATACCAACCTAAAAAAGCAGCTCTCACCCGAGGGCTGTTTTTTCTTTTGTGGGTTAGAGAAAATCATTGTATTAAGCTATCCTAAAATTGGAGGTGAAACAATGACAAAAAGAAAAGTATATTTCAAGCTCGATTGTTCAAAGCCGGGCGTGCAACATACGGTTGAGGGTTTGCACGTTGGCGACAAGCGCAGCTGTGAAATGCACATTTTATTACGCAACGGAATTACACCGCTGATTTTTGACGACAGTAATATAGCAATTATCGTGAATGCGCAGAAACCCGACGGCACAACTATTTCAAGCTTGTGCGACATCAGTTCAGATAAAAAAGAAGTCATCTATACGCTTGATGAACAAGACACAGCGGTTGCAGGTGTTGTCAGTTATGAGCTGATTGTCGCGTCATGTGACGGAAGCGACTATTATATTTTGTATTCGGCAACATTTGAAACTGTGGTGACGGAAGGGATTGTCACACCGGTTTTTAAAAAGCTTGATACCCAACCTGACGATTGGACAACTTCTTACCAAAAGTATTTTCGTTTGACTGAAAACGGTTATGTAAAAATCAGTGACGATGTTTGTCCGGATTTTTCGTCGGATGATTTCTATTACTTAATCAATCCCAACTATGAATCGGTCAACGATTATTCGGCGTTTGAGAAATCAGTTGCAAACGTCCGGCAGCTGCTCGGCAACGCCTCAGAGCTTTATCGAAGAATGGCCGAGGCTGAGACAAATATCACGAACGAAGTTGCTGCAAGAGTTGGTTCTGTAAATGCATTGGGAAACAGAATTTCAGATGAAGCCACCATCCGCGAAGCGACCGACACTACGCTGCGACGAATGTTGCTTGATGAATCCACCGCTCGAACAGCCGCCGACACCGCGCTCGGAAACAGAATCGACGCATTGTCAGACACGGTTTCCGAAAAAGCAAATTCGAGTGATGTTTACAGCAAGGCTCAGACAGACGCGAAGCTTGCCAATAAAACTGACGTAAGCCGATTTGTTCAATATCAGGCGCAAGTTCAACAGGAGCTTGACAATAAAGTTGATAGCGCTGAGTTTAATGATTATCAGTCAACCACCAGACAATCTTTTTATAACGAAGCCAAAACCCGCGCACAAGCTGACAATGCTTTGAACGGCAGAATAGACGATTTAGACAGTGAGTTTGACAGTAAGGCTGATAAAACCTATGTTGACTCAATGGATGACAAAATTAAAAACACCGATATTCCCCAACAGATTGACAATTTCGCTGAAACCATTGAATTCAATGGCAAAGAACTGGTTTACAAAGACCGAAACAACGTTGAGCGCAGCGTAGGAGAAGTCCCCGGCGTCGACATAGACAAGCTCTTTGACACGCTGGATGACGCGTTGTCCGGAGATTCTTCTCTCGTGCCGGCGTTGTTTGTGAAGTCAAAAGGCGACAACTACGCGCTTGTATACGCTGACAGCAAGGACGAAGAGCACGAGTTGTTTGACTTTACAGCTCTTCCTGCTGCAAGGGGAGAAAAGGGCGAAAAAGGCGACAGCGTGACGCACGTTGAGATTCGCAGCGACGGTGTTCTGTATATTACAATCGAAAACGCCAGCCAGGAAGCAAGAGTATTCCCGGTCGGAACAGTAGTCGGTGCCAAAGGCGCAGACGGCGCAAACGGCAACGGTTACGATAATGCCGAGATTAATCAGGACGGCGATTTAATTGTCAGAGAAGTTTTGGGTACCGGCGCCTCACGAGAGGTTAATCTCGGTCATGTTGTTGGCGCACAGGGTGTACCCGGCGAAACCGGCGCAAAAGGCGACAAAGGCGATACAGGTGCCGCCGGCGCAGACGGCAATGCTATTTGGAAAACCACTGTCGCGCCGACAGCTCCTGCCGCCCCTGAAAAGCCCGGATATGGATTTAACGTGACGGATTTAACCGGTGCTGACCGAGAGGTGCAGATTGGCGATATTGTTTTATATTCCTATTATTATTACGGTATCACGCAAATCGTCGGTTCTGTTGCATACGCCGAGACACGCGTATCCATTAGAGGCGCGCGGGGCGCACAAGGTCCGCAGGGCGACGATTACGTTCTAACCACTCAGGACAAAACCGACATTGCAAACATCGTTCTAAGCGAACTACCGACAACCGAGGGGGTATTGTATGGCAACACGAGTAATTGATGATAGTAAACTAAACAATATCGCCGTTGCGATTCAGGCAAAGGACAGCGGCGGTCAAATGACGGTTGATGAAATGCCGACAAGAATTGCAAACATTCCTTCTGGTGGTGGAGTTAAAGCTCAGAAAGTTAATTTCTACGATTTCAAAGGTAATTTAGCTCATTCTTATGCGGCAGAAGAAGC